TTGCATTTTGTGTTTCTGGTCCTGCGATCAGTTGGTACATTGCGAGCGTGTTTGGTCGAGTAGTGCCGACCGATCACATAATCTGTTTGCATCGGGATTTGTCCCGATATCACACCCGCTGTCGATGGGAAGCACTACCCTGTCGGCAGCGGGTTTTTTATTGGAGTCACGGAATGTTGATCGCCATCGATACGCCAAATGGCCTGCGAAAGATTCGCGTGTGCAGTTACTGCAAGACAGTGTGCATTGCGAGCGGTTTCTATTGCTCTTCGCGATGCTACCACGAACACGGCAAGCAGATGAAGGTAGAGCGACAAAGGATGCTTAGGGATCTGAGCACATTCAAAGGCGATGTTGAAAAAGAGGATGGTGAGTGATGGCCGGAGATTGGATCAAAGTGCAGACATGCACACCAGACAAACCTGAAGTGCACATGATCGCGGATTACCTCGGGATTGACCCAGATGCGGTCACAGGAAAGCTGATTCGAATATGGTGTTGGGCCGACCAACAGACGTCAGATGGTAACGCTCCGAGCGTTACAAAATCGTTACTAGACCGTTTCGCTGGCATTACAGGTTTTGCGGACGCGCTCATTTCTGTCGGCTGGCTAGAGCCACTTGACGGTGGATTTCGCTTCCCAAATTTCGACCGACATAACGGAAACAGCGCCAAAACGAGGGCTTCAGGCGCAAAAAGAGTGGAAAAACACAGGAAAACGACAAATTCATCTGTAACGCAAATGAAACAGAAATGTAACGCACAAAGCGTTACAGCAGCGTTACCAGAGAAGAGAAGAGAAGAGATTAACAACATAGAAACAAGACCACGTGAAGACATCATTCCGACGTCACTGAATGATGTGCAGTGCATAGAAGCCGCTGAAAGGTGGTTTGACTACCTCGACTCCAAGCAACTGCAAGACAAGAGCCCACGGGGAAATGAAATCGCTCTTGAGGCTTGGTGGGCGCAGATGGCGAGACTTGGGCGAGATGGGTTTATTGAGGCCGTGCAGCAATCGATAGCGGCAGGGCGATGGAATGTGACCCTGAAACCAGAAGTACCATCAAGCAATCGAAAAATCATCCTTAAAGATCGCGAATGGATCAAGGCGCTCAAGGCCGCAAGGGACTTTACATCGGACTACGAAAAACGGGCCAAAGTGCTGGGACCTGAATTGTTTGAGGCCCTGAAGAAAACAGGCACAAGAGCTGTCGCAGAATCAAATTCGTTTGAGCAGAAAACTCTGAAAGAACTGTTTTACGAACACCTGAAGGACATTCGCAATGCAGCCACGGTCGGCAATTGAACGAGCTTTGTTGTCAGCGGCATTCTCTGGCCATGAGGCCGTTGAGCAAATCGCATCCAGAATCACGGCTGCAGATATCTCAGATCCAATCCTGCGATGCGTCTGGCGGGCCTTGGAATCGCTCACAGAGGCCGGAAATGGGCTGGATCCGGTTTTGGTACTGGAGCGGATCGCACAAGCGGACTCGGTGCCAACTGGAGCGGGAATAGAGTTACTCGTTTCACTAGCGGAATCACCGTGGGAAGCAGCTCACGTCGATCACTACTGCGATGTACTGCTGCGATATGCGGCGACTGATGACGCTCACATCCTTGGTGAGCGGTTGATGCGTGAAGTCGTAGTCGATCAGCAAGTGATTGATGATTATATCACAAAACTGGACGGCATCGCCAGAGATCGCAAAGACGAAATCAAATCCGCGCGTGATGCGGTCCGCGGACTGGAGCAACGGAAAGCAAATCCGGCGGTGATCCACAAGACCGGGATCACGCAACTCGACAACCGACTGAGAGGTGGATTGCGTGACGGACAAATCACGGTCATCGGCGGACGTCCAGGGGCTGGAAAGTCTGTGTTGCTGACACAAATTGCGTCTGGCGTCGCATGGCGGCAGGAAGGAGCGCTGATTGTCAGCCTTGAAATGCTAAAAGAGGAAATTGCCGATCGTCTCAGCAGGTCTATCCCAGCAGAACAACTGGAAATGATGCCGCTGTATTTTATTGACTCCACAAGCGACCTAGGAACGATATGCAGCCTGATTCGCGTTGCGTGTCGTCGGCACAGAATCGGCGTGATTGCGGTGGATTATTTGCAGTTATGCGAAGTACCCAGCGGACGTTTTGACAACAGAGAGCGACAAATCGCGACAATTAGCAGGCGGTTCAAACGGCTGGCGATGGATCTTCAAAAACCGATCATCGTTGGCAGTCAGCTCAATCGAGAATCGACACGTCGAGGAAAGCCGACACTTGCGGATCTGCGTGAATCAGGAGCGATTGAACAGGACGCGGACATTGTGATTCTGTTGAGTAAATCTGATGACGGTCCGGACACAACAATTGATATCGCAAAGCAACGAGGCGGGCAGACCGGTGAATTTACTATAACACTTGACGGTCCAAACTTCCGGTTTGTTGAGAGTGAATCGCGGTATGAGTGGGCAGAGCGGATGTAAAGCAACAAACCTTGACAGAGACACAAATCTCGTTAGCATCCAAGACGCAAGGATTTTTTTTGTTCAGTGATAACCTCGAGTGTTCCCGCGCACAGCATGCCGCGGTGGAGTGTCGTCGTGTCTCAATCAAAAAAGTGGTATCTCAGCAAAACGCTGTGGATTAACTCCATTTCCGCAGGAATCGCAGTCTTGACGGCCTTGCAAGGCCAAGCAATCGTGCAGGACTATCCCAGAGCAGCAGCTGCTGTCGTCGCTGGCTTGAGTGCATTGAACATCGGCCTCCGGCTGATCACGTATCTTCCATTGGAAGGCTGAGCCCAATGGCGAAGAAACGACCCGCACAAGTGCCGGCAAAGAAGCGGCCAGCAAAGCCGAAGCCGAAGCCGGAAAATCCTCCCAAAGGCGCAGCCACGACCGACCGAGTCTCATCACTCCGCTCGGTCGGTCTGGCTGTGATCTCGGTTGCCATTGGCGTGCTGATTGGTGTCATGCTGGCTGGTGGGATCAGGATTGAGCCATCACCTCCAACGCCAGATCCTGCACCAATTCCTGAGCCTGTCAAATCGTTTCGGGTTATCTTTGTCAAGGAAAGCGGGCAGACGCTATCGGGTGAGCAGACTGCGATTCCTGGAGCAGCAGAGATTCGCGAATTCCTCGACTCTACGGCAACGCAGGAAGGCAACACTGCCGGATGGCGAGAATTTGATCCAGATCAGCAGACATCAAACGAACAGGCGACGATGAAAGCACTCTGGGAAGCCGTGAAGCCGAAGTTGCTCCCTGCCCCGTGTCTAATTGTCGAGGTCAACGGTCACGCCAAAGTGTTGCCGTTTCCTGCGAACGTCGCTGAGTGCATGCAGGTCTTGAAGAAAGCGGCGGGTGAATGATGGCGGATGTGGATGTTCAATACTTGCCGATTGCCAATTTCCCAGGCTACCGAATCGGAAGCGATGGGACAGTCTGGTCTTGTTGGCGCAGGGGCGGTCGCCCAGTAATCACAAGCAATTGGCGTCAGCTAAAGCTGAAGATCAGTAAGCACGGCTATGTTATGGCAGGGCTAAAACGACCAGATGGCTACCATTGGCTTTTAGTGCATCGATTAGTCCTTGAAATGTTTATTGGTCCATGTCCGGATGGGCATGAGTGTCGGCATTTCCCAGACAACAACCGTCAGAATAACAATCTGTGCAACTTGAGTTGGGGGACACGCCAAGAGAACGCGGACGACAAGCAGATTCACGGAACCACAGCAAGAGGCGAGAAAATAGAAAGCTCAAAACTGACAGAGAGTGAAGTTGCATCCATTAGAAGAATGTATGCGTCAGGAGGGTTTAGCCAAACTGAAATCGCTCTGCGATATGGCGTAACGCAAGCAAACGTCTCGGAAATCGTGCGTCGCAAAACGTGGAATCACTTGGTGGAGCTTAACTAATGGCCGAGTTCTACAAGAATATCCCAATCATTGATTGCGACGGTCCGGAAGACGAAATGCTGCGGCCGAAGGGTGCGACGTTTGGTCTCGTTCCGCGCGATTACGCACAAGATCCTGAGTCGTTGTTTGCACCTCCAAGCGAAATACAGATCATCCCGGAATCGGAATGGGATGCACGATTTGACGAGCAGGAGCGATTGCAATCAAGTCTTGAGCATATGTATTTGAGTGGTCCGAATGGTCAGCCACGAGTTGTAAATCTCGATCAGAACGGGCATGGCTATTGCCATACAGCAGACACCGAGGTTTTGACTACAAGTGGGTTCGTTCGATGGGATGAGTACAACTGGAAAGATGCTCTCGGAACGATCAATCCAGTGACGCACCAAATGGAGTTTCAATTCCCATTTGAAAAACACATTTACGAGTACAAAGGGGAAATGATTTACAGCACGAACAGAAGAGTGAATTTCGGAGTGACTCCCGATCACCAGATGTACGTGAGAAAATGGAATGAGCGAAGGCGAACGCTTGCGGATGAGTATTCTTTCGTCAAAGCATCCGACATGGGTTGGTACTGCGGACTCCTGCACGCTCCGTCCGGATATCTCGGAACAGAAATGATTGAACTCGAGGTGCCTGGAGATCGCCAGTATGACGGCGATGATTTCATGGCGATGCTTGGCCTAATCGTTTCAGATGGATATGCAGGTGGCACAGACAATACAAAGAACTGGGTCAGCTTTGCTTCATTCAGAGATGAGTCTCGCGGCGAAATTGCCGCGTTGGCTCAGCGAATTGGCTTCAGAGAATGTCCCGGCCGCAAAGGAGTGTGGATCAGATACGATGCCGCATCGCTTGCGTCGTGGGTCCGTGCAAACTGCTACTCTGGGGCAACTTTGGGCGCAGCAAACAAGATTGTGCCTGAAGTTGTGAAGTGTGCGTCGGAGCGTCAAATCAAAGTCTTTCTCAAATATTTTGATGATAGAAATCGCGACGGAAGCCAGTTCTACAGTGCAAGCAAAGCACTGATCGACGGTCTGCAGGATTTGCATCTGCGAATTGGAAAGCGATCTTCTGTCGATACCTCACCTGCGAAGCAAAGCACGCTGAACGGAAAGCAGATCAATGGGAAGGGCGGATTCACGCTGACTGTTGGCGCAGTGGATAGGCTTTGCATTGACAAGAAAAAACATATTGAACAAGACGTCTACGATGGGCAAGTCTATTGTGCTGCGGTTCCCAATCACACGCTGATTACGCGACGAGATGGAACTACACTTGTCTCTTCAAATTGTTGGGCGTACTCGACCGGCCATGCGATCATGATGGATCGTCTCCGCCGGAACTTGCCGCTTGTCCGAGTGAATCCACACGCTACGGCTGCAATCATCAAGCGAGGGCGTGATGAAGGCGGCTGGTGTGGCTTGTCTGCAAAGTTTGGCCGCGAGCACGGCTACGCGATTGAAGGCAATGCCTCTGGGCAATGGCCATTGCATTCTCGCGATTTGCGATTCGACACGCCAGCGCTACGAGCCAGCATGGCGAAGTACAAAATTGATGAGGACTGGGTGGATCTGAGCCGGCAAGTGTACGACCAAAATCTCACGCGGCTTCAGCTCGCAACCTGCCTGCTTAACAACATTCCATGTCCGACGGACTTTGCCTGGTGGGGACACTCGGTTTGCTCAGTTCGCTGGGTACGCATTGAACAAGGGGCATGGGGGCTGTTGATCATCAACTCTTGGAAGGGCTGGGGGCGTTATGGCCTCGGCGTTCTGCGTGGCGAGAAGTCACTGACGATGGGAGCGTTGGCGATCAGGAGTACAACAGCATGAGTGATGGTATAGAAATCATGAATACGGCTGGCAGTATGATGAGACCATCTATCAGAGATGTCGAAGTAATTTCGAGGTATAAACATGAACTACACAAGCTGGATGGCTGGAAATTTATGGGAACGCTGCGGGATCTTTTGCTTGCCGGGTTCTGCCTGTTATTGTTGATCGGTTGCCGCAGCACGGCACCGGATTTTGTCGTCGAAACAATCACGCCAAACGCATTCAGTGTCACTGTCCAAGCGATAGCAGCGAAGCAGGACGAAACGCTATCGACCGTCAAAGCCAACACGCAAGCCTTGCAAGACATCAAGATATCACTGGACAATCTGGAAGGTGCTCTGGTCAATTCCGACACTGCCAACAGTCAGGAGGTGATCTCAGAGTCTACGTCAGCAGAGCAATCTGCCGACGCCGAAACCGAGTCCCCAGACAAGAACGCGAATGACTCGCAACCTCGCAATACGGTCGTTGCTGCGTCTGGGGATTCGGTTCCTTTGATCGTGACATACGCATCATTCAATTGTCCTCCATGCGAGCGACTGAAGAAGGATATTGCAGCAGGCAAGTTCGATGGATTCGAGATCACAATCGATAACGAGTGGAAACCAAAGAGCTACCCAGCGATCAGATACCCGTGGAAGACAGACACAGGCTGGGCTGTGGAATACGGATACGACGCTGGCATGGCAGACAGACTGCGAGCCAAGTTGATGCCAAAGAAAGTGCAAACGGCAGCTCTGTCACCGATGAGCACACAGGACATGATCGAGATTCACAACAGTCTGCACGGTGGCGGATCATGGACGTGGCCGGGGGATCTGGCGGAACATTTGCGAAACACTCACGGAGTTCAGGTCGATGGCACTGGTCCGCATTACTCAGGAAATCAAGTCATCCGTTCCCGGTCTGCTGTTCGATCTGTTTCATGGTGGCCGTTTGCAAATCGACGGCAGAACTTTGTATCTCGATCATCCTGTCCTTCCGGAAATTGTCCGTGAGTCAGATCACATTCGGTATGTGTTCCGTGAACCAATTTCAGTTGAGACACCGGGACCGAATAGCAAGCTGAGAGAAGTCAGGCAGTACAAAGATCGCATTGAGTTTACGATTTTCCCTTGGGCTGATGTGATCCTGAGGGTAACGCAATAAGGAGATGTGTTGATGAGATCATTGATGATTGTCGTGTGTCTGGTGGCTCTGAGTGCGACCTGCGAGGCTCGATGGAAAGCGAAAGCATCTGCCAGCATCCGGCAGCATGGAAACACCATCGTCAGCCGTACGAATGCAGTTTGCCGCGATGGTTCCTGCGGTGTGTCTCGTGTGTCATCCGTCGTCAGACAAACGGGCAACTGGTCAGAGATTGCTCAGATCGAGGCATCAACGGGTGGACCGACACAGCATCATTTTCAAGGTCAATCACTCGCAGCAATCGCAGCACAGACAGGCAGGCAGGTCTTCATCGGCGTTGGTTGCGGGCAGACATGTTGCCCATCAGGAGGTGGCTGGTCACTGGTCGGTGAAGCAACCACAGGCCGCAAGACTGCTCGCATTTGGATTCGATGATGACCGCAGCATTCACTGAACGTGACTGGGAACGCATCGAGCGTGCAGCATGGGATCACTTTGTATCTTCGCCTGCAATGAGTCTCAGTGCATCCCGTCGCGTCAAGTTTCGTGAGAAACGCAGCGTTCAGTTGCTGACGACCTGCATCCAGTTTCGCAAGCAAATGGAGTCAGAGTCACCACCAGAAACACGCGAGGAAGCCATCCGGCGGATCGTCGGAGTCCTTGGAACATTACTGGCGATTGTCTTCCCACAGTACGCACTGCTGATTCAGATCATCAGCTTCCTGTGGGATGCAACGACAGGACAAAACACACCGTCATAGTTACAGCCGGTGCCGGGCAGCAGGTACGACCGAGAGGGCTTGGGAAACCCTCTCAATCTTTGACACAGAAAGCCACAACAGTGAATATTTCAGCGGAAATAATACTTGGAATCATTACAGGCTTCGGTGCCGTGTTAAGCGGTGCTGTCGGCAAAATGTGGGTCTGGTTTAATGCCGAACTGCGAGAGTGCAAAGACGACCGCAAAGCACTGCATGAACGGGTTGAAACGATGCACAACAACATCGCTGAAATCAGCACTAAGGTCGGGAGGCTCGAAGGCCTAAAGGAAGACAAATGAAGCGGGTCGTCGAAATCATCGCATTCGCATTGTCATTGATCTGGGACATGACAGGCGGGTGGATTTACAGTCTGTGGAAGCAGACGTGAAAAACACATCGTTGACAGGATTGGTTGTCTTTGGTTTGTTGCTTGCGGCGGGCTTGTATGATCTGTGGGCAGTCGTGACAGGTGGCGTGCAGGCTTCAATCAGTCAGTTTGTCACAGACACGGTTGGCAATTATCCATTTCTGATGTTTGTATGTGGGATGCTGACGAGTCACTTCTTTGGGTTTATGATGGTGAAAAATGAACGCGTTTGAAACAGCACAATCAATGGGGTTGCTCGGCACAGATAGCGAGATTGTAGCAACACTAAAAAACAGTGGGCTAACAGTCTCGCGAATTACGATTGCCGATCTGCTGTTTACCCTCAACAATCGCGGGATGTTGGTTCGGTTGATTCGACCGACAGATACTGGCGAGAAGTGGGCTGGCAGTGTCGTGAACATGGTGCTGGCTCTTAATGCTACGGGCGATCCTGCCGATGCTTTGGCGGTCAATCAGTGGTTCAGCCATATCACTAACGATCGCAATCAATTCTTTGACACGACTGTTCCTGCCTTTGCAGGTCCGTTTTGGGCATTATCGCAGTCAATGGCAGGGCTTGTTGGTATGCCGACCGCAGCGGACTTTCAGGCGATTGCAGATCTTGGTGGAGGCTGGCGTTTTGCCGATCTGACGGTTGAGCAATACACTGCACAACGCTCGGCAGCGGAGATTAATGACTATCTTGACGCTGTCATCAATGCGACATCAGAGGCGGCACGCGAAGCAGCAAGGGCGACCGGCGCAACGCTGGCGTCGATTAAGGCTGCCACTGTTGCTGCTGTGGAGTCTGTAGTATGACAATTTCTTACGTTGGGGCCGCGTCAGCATCGGCGGAATCGCTCACGCTGCCGTCGCATCAAGATGGAGACCTGTTGTTGTTGTGGGTCTACCGCAACAACTCGGTCACGTCACCGACCATCGTCAACAACTGGTTGGTAGAGCTTGAGGGCTCTGGCGGCACAAACAGGCTTGCACTTTTTTGGAGGATCGCAAACTCATCGGCTGTTGTGTCTGGTACGTGGACGAGTGCCACGCAGATCGCATGTACCGTGTACAGACCTGCAAGCGGATATACGCTTGCTGTCACTCAATCAGTCACCGCTGGTGCTACATCTGTCGGAATAGGTGGAAACATCGTTTACTCGGCACTTGCGCCAAACTCGACGCCAGCCGATTCATGGTTTGTCGCGGCTGCCGGGCATCGATCTAATAATACAGACATCGAGACTGCACCGTCTGGCATGACGGTTCGCACGAGCACTGCTGGTGGTGCAGCAGGCGAACTTGCCGCCTTCGATACGGCTGGATCGCTAAGTTCTTGGCAGCTGACAAACTACACGCTAACTGCAGGGACCAGCTCAGGATATCGATCCATTGTGGCGCAGATTGCATCGATGTCAGTGGCTTCAGTTTCCGCTGGCGGCGGATCTTTGATCAACTCGCAGCAGCTTGTACGGCAGGGGTGGATAGGATGAGAGACAGAGCACTTGGATCAACAGTCCGCCTGAGATTTACTACAACAGACTCAAACGGTGCTCCTGTCGCTCCGTCGTCTGCGTTTGTTGCTGCCGACTTTCGCATTTACAAAGACGGATCAGCTACCGAGAAAACAACGACAAACGGTATCACTGTCACCAGTCCATTTGACTCAGTGACCGGTCGGCATTTGATCGAAATCGACACCAGCAACAGCACTGGCGACAGCGGATTTTGGGCGTCAGGCTCCGCATACTTTGTCGAACTAAACACGGCAAAGACGGTCAACAGCCAGTCAGTGAGTGGGCTTGAGATTGGATCGTTTTCGCTGGAACTGCAGACGGCTGATGTCAGGAAGTTTGGCGGCAACGCAGGCACGTTTGCCAGTGGGCGGCCAGAGGTTCGCGTCGCGTCAATGGCTGACAACACCTTGACAGCATCAGCCCTTGCGACAGATGCGGTTGGCGAGATTGCTGGTGGTGTTTGGGATGAGGCAACCAGCGGACACACAACCGCAGGTACATACGGTGGTCGAATTGTCCGAGCCACAAACAGCAATGTCGAAGTACTGATCACTGGCAGCAACCATATCGCCGCCGATGTGCATGAGTTCCAGAATGGCGTGATTGAGGCGACAGACTTTGCGGCAGGTGCAATCACGTCCACAGTCATTGCAGCCGATGCAATCACATCGAGTCAGCTGGCAGCCAGTGCTGTGACGGAGATTCAGAGTGGCTTGGCTACGACGGCGAATCAAACTGTCATGATTGATGGAATCGGCTTTATGACCAGTGTGTTGATGGGCTCAATTTCCGATGCAGGGACAGCGGGAGAAACAACCGTGATCAGCTTCGCTGGAAGCACCTACACTGTGGACTATTCTGGCCTTGATGCAATTGGAAATCGCAGCACGACAACAAGGACGAAGACATGACGACTGGCCGCTATGCGATGCGAGGCAGGGTGTTTAAGCCGCGAGCATTTGCAGGCTGGGCACTGGTAAATGGAGGCACGTTGCCGCCAGAGGTTGTTGCTGCTGACAGCGTTAGGGTGGAATTTCGATCGCGAACATCGACGGCAAGGTTGCGGAGTAGATCGGTTGCTACAGAGTTTCGCTCACGGACAATCACGATCGGGGGAAATCGATGACATGTTGCACATCTGCAGAAGTGCTTCTGCATTACACAGGAGAATCAAAAACATATTACGTTGATCTTGGTGAGGCAATCAAAGGCCGCACGATCACATCGATCACCTCGATCACATCTGATGATGCGTTGCTAACAATTTCGTCAAGTGCGATCTTAACGGTAGACACTGCCGATTATGATCAGCAAGGAAATGCAGTCACAATTGAGGCAAATACTGGCGTTTCATTTGTCCTTAGCAACGGCACAGCAGGCAGCGAAGAAGATGAGTATACAGCGACAGTGTGTCTTACGTTTGTGACAAACGCAGGCACGGAACAGGCACGGATCAGGGTGTCAGTTGTGCAGGCGTAATGGACAATCGACCAAGGTTGCACGGGTCCTTCTTCCAACGAAAACTGCCGCGCGGGCAAACTTCAT